CCTCTGACACTGCTCAAAAAGAAAAACCTGGGGAACCTGCCGTATGTAGTTAACCTCGGGTTCCGAAAGATACACATATTCAACGTGAAGAGTCGAGTTGAACTGGGTAAACCCAGAAATCTGCGAGGTCCAGATGCTCGGCGGGTACCAAACAATCTTGACCGTTACATCATCGTCAAATGCACACAAAGGAAGCCCCCTTTTAATACATGAAAATGGGATAGGTATTGTATAAGTAGCCAACGAACCCGTAGTGTTTTTACCGGTTAGTGAAGCCAGTGCTCCCTGTTTCGTCTGCGGAATTTCAATATCCATCTTCATTTCTATAAATTCACCCCATAGGCGTTCGACCAGTTGCGAACCAATATAGAGCTCTATGTATTTTAGCATCAAAGTTCCGGCCGAGGAATAAACGGGAAGCCCGGAAAGAAAGGGCATAAATATTTTTAGATACAAATTGGATACAATGTCTCCTGATCGAGGCAAAACGACATAGTCCTCTGAGCCAAAGGCTGAGTACAGGCCCGCAAATTGGACTTCATCGACCCGATACGCAAACTGGGTCTGACAATCGTATTTTTCTATAAAATAGGTAACCTCTGGGAGGTTGCTCAGGACCACGTCCTCTTGGCCCAAGAAGGCTAAACTGGCACGACCGGCCATACTAATTATTTCATAGAAGTTAATTGTGTGAATTGAACATGAGCCCGGCTATCCCATTTTCGAATCTTAGTACGTTGTGGTTCAGGGCCATTACACGAAGTTGACTCGGGCCTGTAAGAGGAAGTGTCGCCAGAGTCATGAGGACATGGCGTATTCGACTAAAATTAACAAATCCGGACGGATCAGCAGCTGTAGCATTTTTACAGAAAGTATACGTGGAAAAATTCCTAACCGGAAAATTTGGATAATTTTTCAATGGCTCGATAACATTTAAATATGTAGAGTCTGTAGTCCCCGCCGTAAAGGCATCGTACCCGTTAAATGTTAGGCCTATACTCTGAATGGTTAAGTATTTCCAGGGCTGACTCGCATTATCTTGTACAACAAAAAAGAGAGACCTAACTGGATTAAAAAATAAAAGCTCGAACACTCCCGAATTAAAACCGGCCGCTAAATCAAACGTCTGATACTGGTTCTGAACAATAACCTGATCTATTCTGTTTTTCTTGAACCAATTAATTTCAGGGTCCGAAAGATACACATATTCTGTTATTATAGTAGCGTAGAGTTGAGGATTAGAAACAGATATGGCCGTTAAATTTGTGAAATTGTTAAAGGATACCCATACTTCAACGTCCTGGCGGTCCAGAGCCGCTATGGGCAAAGAAAGTTCGGGATGATCGTAAAAATAAAAGGGTAAATTCACGTAATACGTCCTGGGAGCGTAATTATTGGAAGTGTCTAATTTTCCGTTTAAGACGGTAAGAGCGGGTTGATTTTCATATGAGATCATGAGATCATTGTATATCTCGATGGCCTCTCCAGTTAGCGTTTGGATAAGCTGGCCCCCGATACGGAGTTCGGCGCTCGTAACGGCTAATGTTCCGGGGGAATCATAATAGGTATAAGTTTTTACACTCGTTGCAGTGGCCGTATTCGCAAATGGGTATATGGAAAAAAACGTATTGGAATATATATTACCGATACCATTTGTTGTTATACTTATAGAAGTGTTTGCGTTTGTATCTAATACTCTGAATGGTATATTCAAATTATAAGCCGGGGCACTACCGACTGCCAAGTTGTATGTCGTAGTTGATGTTCCGGAATTTATAGATAATGATGTTAATTGGGGTGAAGTGCATATTCGACCCGTTAGTATATAAGTTCCAATTGTATTGAATATGATATTTGATGTTCCCGATAGGTTCGCTGTTCCACCATCGGACCCTCCGGTGTATACGTATCCATTTGAGTTAAAATCAGATGAGACTATTTGAAGAGGATTCGTTATTATATTACTTGGACCTTGATAGCTAAAAGTTAGGCCCGACAAGGGAAGAACACCCAAAGGATTACTCGAGGTTCCTACTTTGTTAAACATAAATACTGTTCCGGGAAGAATGGAGGTCAAAACAGTCGAGGCTACATTTATATGATAGCTTCGGACTATGTCCGTGACCGTAATTGGTATTGTAAATGAAAATGTGGGATTTATTCCCTGCGAAGACATGTCGTAATTATAAACTAAATTTGATCCCTCCCACACGGTAACATTAGAAACGTACCCGGAAGAGAGTAGTATCTGACCTGACACGAGGTACGTCCCGGTCGTTGTAAAGTTCCAATAACTTGAATTTAGTTTTAACGAGTTAAGTACGGTACTGCTAAAAACCAGGGTCTGATCTATCAAAGATAATACATAATTACTATTAAATATAAAAGCATCATTGAGCTTGTTGAGAGTCACATAGGCCGATGTAAAAGTTCCGTAAGCGTATATGTATATAGAATTATTCGTAAAATCTGTTATATTGACCGGAAAAATTATAGGCGTCGACGGGTTAGGAGATACTGGGAAAATTTGATTTCCAGAAAAATTGATATAATTTGGCGGACCCGAGCCATTGTCTTGACCCCATCCGACCCGTGAAACTGTTCCTCCACTAAATCCTAGCTTCATTATGTACCAGCTATTTTCAGAAACTGATATACGTCCATAGTTTGTGACTGAAAATCGGCTACTTACGTCGTAGTATGTAAAATTATTTAAAAGTAAAAATGAACCGGATGTGGTCAGAGCCCCGGTACTATTTGATTTCAAATACATTCCGGCATTTGGATTTGCCGGGGGTAAAGTTCCCTGGTAAGGATTCTGAATCCATCCAGATTGTTCGAGCGTAAAAGTTGAACTAAGACTTCCCGATACGTTGTATCCGTACCATGTGTTGGTGGTCGGGGATGAAGTATTTGAATAAACAAAGTCGGCCGAATTTGGATCGAGACTCCAAAAAATACCACTCGATAATAAACTTCCGTTTAAAACTGATTGGACCCATACATTTGATACGCCCGAGTAAATAAACTTATTAGCTCCAGGGCTATATGATATATTGGCCGCGAGTGGATTCAACCAAGAGCCCGATGAGGATATTTGATAAGTACTGTACCAGGTCGTATCTATGGATATATTTTGTATATTTGAAATAGTATTAAAAGAAATTATGGGTCTAACGAGTGGTGAAGGACTTTGGGGCCAGTACCATTCTATCTGTGCTGCGGCCGGGGCGAGTTGAGGAAGCGTCATTTTGAGCGTCATGCCCCTGATCAAGTCTCCTTTGGGCGGTATTCGACATATTGCTTGGGATCCAAAATTTACATTTTGTTCCAAAAAAGGAATGTCGAATGCCTCGAGAACAAAAGGTGTATGTCGTCTGTAGACCCCAGCAAAATAGGACACTTGGGGTTCCCCAGTGAGATACACATCTTGTTGTCCAAGTGCGGCCAGCTGAATATATCCAGCTGACATCTCTAATAATTACAAATCATTTATTTCCCAAGTCTGCGACACAGGCCACAACGAATTTTATAAGTAAATTAGTATGACTCTCCAACTTCGGAAGTTTGATCCGTCAAAAATGGGAGATGACAAAGTCTGTGTGTTTATAGGAAAACGTGGAACGGGCAAGTCGACCCTGGTGACGGACATTCTTTGGCACAAAAAGCACCTATCGGCCGGTATCGCAATGTCGGGAACAGAAGATGGCAATGGACACTACAAGCAATTTATACCGGATCTTTTTGTTTATGGAGACTACAACAAGCCCGCACTCGAGAAACTCATAGAGCGCCAGAAACGCCTCGTGAATCGAATGGGCAAGGACAAGACCCCGGCCGTCTTTCTCCTCATGGACGATTGCATGTATGATAGGTCCTTTATGAGAGACACGTGTATTAGACAACTCTTTATGAATGGTCGACATTGGAAGATTTTCTTTATGATGACGACCCAGTACTGCATGGATATGACTCCTATGATCAGGACCAATGTGGACTACGTATTTGCCCTGCGAGACAATGTCCGTCAAAACCGTGAAAATCTTTACAAAGCTTTTTTTGGTGTTTTTCCATCATTCGACTCTTTTTGTCAGGTCATGGACTCTTGCACTGAAAACTACGAGTGTATGGTCCTGGACAACACTTCAAAGTCGAACAAAATAACGGATTGTGTCTTCTGGTACAAGGCACCTATACGCCGTGGTTTCAGGGTCGGTTCACAATCATTCTGGCAATATCACCAGCAACATTACAACCCCAGGGCGGCCAATCGCGGAACCGTCGAAGAGGTCCGAAGACGCAGTGGCAACACGATTGTTGTAAAAAAGGCCGGCTAATTCTCTCACGATATTTCAATGCAGAATTACGATCCTAATTCTAATGACCTATCAACCCCTATAGAACAAATTTTGGCCCGGGCCCCAGAACCAAGCGAAGAGGAAAAAAAGAAGGGCCCGCCTCAGGGTCTAATGATGAATTTAGCTCCTGAAAAAAAGGTTGACGAATCTCAAATGGCAGAGTTCGCAACTTCCATTGATGAGATTATGCCCGGCCCAGGACAGATGATGCAGGATGAGATAATGGGCCCGCCCATCAGCGGAAACAAGAAGACGTCCCGCAAGAGTGATGACGATGGCGACTCCAAGTCATCCAAAAACCCATTTGGTCTTACGGACGAGCAGATGTATGCGGCCATAGCTGGCATTTCAGCAATTATAACATTTTCAAAGCCTGTTCAGAGCCGTCTATCTTCGATGGTTCCCAAATTTTTGGCCGAAGGAACCACCGACCTGTCCCTAACGGGTATGCTCGTGAGCGCACTCGTAGCCGCACTCGTGTTTTACTTTGCTCGTCAGCTGGTCGCTGAGAAGTCGTGATCAGTCCCGAACAGTATCCCCACAATATTGTCGCGTCCCCTTCTTTTCATAGACTCCAGCATCTATAGCAATCTTTTTGAGTTTAGATAAATTCGTCCAGAAATGATTCGTGTGATCGTACTCGGGAACCGACATATGAGCCAACTCGTGTATAAGAACATACATTGCCGAGTTTACATCGTCCCCATCCAGACAGATGTAAATTTCGTACCCCTTGTTCACATTAGAACCTATGACTCCATCTTTTTTACCATAAATTCCAGTTATGATCGCGGGCTTGAGAACTGGGGCCCACATGGGATCGCCCGAATCTTTGAGAATCGAGCACAACTTGTGGTACCGGGTCTTGAGTTCGATCAACATGGGAGGTTGCCTATTTAGGATCAAAATTAAGAGGTAGATGATTCCCAAGAACCACCACATTCTACTATTAGATTCCTAAATTTTTCTGAAGACAAACTTGGAATACATATCTGATATCAGACCGTTTGGTTTCGGGAGCATGGGTTCCCAGAGAATCTTCTCAAATCCGACTGACTCTAGGGCCGAAATCAAAACGTCAGGGTCAAGGGTCGGTTCTTCCCGTCCACCCTCGGCGTAAAAAGGCCCGTCGACCAGATTCACAATGGCCCGACGACCACCCTGGAACAAGATGACCTTGTTTCCTAGACTATCCTCATAATGGTTGTAATTATTGACCATCTTCATAATGAGAGAAAGGTCGGGCGTTATGCCTATGAGGTAGCCTCCCGGTTTAACGGCGATTCCTAGAGCTTTGATTGATTTTTCAAATATTTCAGGAGTATCAAATATGTAATGAAGTGAAAAGTTGTAGCACACGACATTGTAGGGGCCCGCGAATGCCGCCTGAACGATAGTTCCCTTTCCAAGGAAAAATATATCCATTTTCATATCACGGGCTCTCTGTTCGGCCTCTTTGAGAGACTCGGTATCGGGGTCGATCGCAAAGACTCTCGCGCCGACCCCCTTCCATTTCCACCAGTCGCCGCCCCGCCCACAGCCGCAGTCCAGGACTGAATCTCGGGGTCGGACCCAACTTGCGATCAAATCATTTTTAAATTTGTTGTGAAGTTTGCGAACTTGATCCATCTTTACTTAAAAAGTACAAGTCTATCTCTTTTAAATGGCTACTCTCGAGCAAGACTATTTGACGGTTCCCGGGCAGATGTTCGCGTGCATTTCCTTTGTCGGCCCCGATCTCCCGCAGAAGAATGACAAGATGGGAATGAAGATTCGTGGTTGCTTTACGAGCAGGGAAGAGGCGGCGAATCACGCGAAGCGTCTCCAGAAGGATGACGCCTATGTTGATATTTATGTGGTCGATATGTACAAGTGGCTTCTGATCCCCCCTGAGCGCGAGCAGATCAATGATGTGCATTATCAGAACCAGAAGCTCGAGGAGATTATGACCAAGTACCGTGAGAACCAGACAGCGGCCGCCGCCATGTTCGAGAAGCGCAAGCGCGACATGATGGCCAAGCCCCAGCCTGGTCCGTATCCATACATCGAGCCCGGTGATGATAATTCCAAGTTTTACACCAAGCCGGATGTACCTCCCATTCCCCACCCGGCCGATTTCCTCGAGGAGCTCAAGAAGGAGTATCCCGACAAGACGATCGACGAGCTCGTCGCAATGGCCGACCTCCGCGTTTCGGCCGAGGTCCTGCGCCGCAAGGAGGCTGAGGCCCTGGCCCTAGAGGCCGCCAAGGACGCGCCGCCCCCAGCAACTTCGCTTCCTCCTCCTATGGATTTTATTCATTAGTAAATAATAGAAAATGATATTCACAATCATTGGGCTGGCTATAGTCGTTTGGCTCGTATGGTTTTCGTACGAGACGTTTAAAAAGGCTCCGGCCCTGGCCTCACCACCTGTTCCGGCGTATGACAGTCAATACGACATACTTCGGGATATGGAACCTAGCAATCAAATTCTTGTAAATCCGTGGGTAGGGTTTTTACAGGAAGATGTTAATAATGGGCGCACCGGCCCTATAGGTGATTTTGTGGGATCCGAGTCGCGCTCTGGAAACGCACATCTTTATGAGCTTCAAGGGGGCGATTTAGATAATACACCGGCTCCGCCGCCCTTGGCCGGGTCGGCTATAGACGCCAACGCTGCTGCCGCTGCGGCCGT